ACAGAAAAGGAAACACAAACGGCAGCACAAGCCCAAGCAACACAAGCCCAAGCAACACAAGCCCAAGCAACACAAGCCCAAGCAACACAAGCCCAAGCAACACAAGCCCAAGCAACACAAGCCCAAACAAATTTAAAAGATATCCCAATTGAAAATGAAAATGTAGCTTTGAATGTTTTAGTTGGTATGTTAAACATCGCTCAAAAACGCGGTGCATTTAATATGGAAGAATCCGCAAAAGCTTGGGAATGCGTTCAAATGTTTATGAAACCATCTCAATAAAATGTTATAAAATTATAATTTACAAATTATAATTTTATTTTTTACAACCAGAGCACGACATCTGTCTTAATTTTAATTCATCATCAATCCAGTTATTTTCGCGCTTTTGTCCATCAAAATCGCCCATTTTTATTGCTTTATCGGTTTTATCGTGACCCTCCCAACTGGATGACATTGGGTTGGTATCCATTTCAATATTATCTAAATATGATTTTACACCAACTTTCTGATCCTGTGGATCCATTGATTTTGTAAATTTATTATGATTTATGGAGAAATCAACTGGGGAAACTTGTTTAATATGGTTTGTATTATCAACCTTATATGTGGTTTTTCTATCTAATTTTTTAGTGTCTATAAATTCGGTGTCTTTAGCTAAAATTGAACTATTATTAATATTATATTCTTTTGCAATGTGACTAGGCAACCCACCATCAACGTCTAATGGATCGTTGTGTAAGCGAAATCCTTTATTATTTTGCACGTCGTAAGTTTCCTGATAATACAATATTGGACATTTAATATTTAAATGTTGTTGATATTTAATAAATTGCGCGTAATCTTCTAAACTTTCAAATTTAATAGGGTTTACACCCGGTATTAGTGCTTTTTTTGTATTAACCAAATGTATTTCTTTACCTTGTTTAATTAATAAATTTGGACATTTATCCATAACGTCAAAGGTTTCTTTAACTAAATCTTTATGTTTATAAGATAAATTAAATAATAGCCCTAAAATAAAGAAGCCAATAATAATTGAAATTTTTAAATGCATTGATATATATATATTTTGTAATATATTAATTTCTCATTAAATTGTATATGTATTTTTTTGATTCAGTTGAAAATGATATAAAGGATTTAAATAAAAAAATGCGTAATAGTAAAAAAGAAAAACATTCAACGGTTGTGTTCTTTTTAGCACCGTGGTGTGGACATTGTCAAAAATTAAAACCAGTTTTGGATACTATCCAATCTGATCTTGGAAAAACTAAATACAATGGTATTATGGCAAAAGTGTATGATACCGATATAAATAAAATGCGTTATAAAAAGGATGTCAACGCGTTTCCAACAATATCTGTTTTTAATAACAAAGGTAAATATGAAGATTATAAGGGTTCTCGCGATGAAAAAGATTTAAGTAGATTTTTAGTAAGTGTATTTGAAAAAAATAAAAAACGTTTTGATAAAATAAAAAGAATTAAGAGAATGACCCAGAAATTAATTGGTCTAAAAAAGGGTAAATCTATATTAAAAAGAATGAATAAAAAAAAATCAAGAATAAATCCATTAAAAAAGATATCAACAATTTATAAAAAAATCAGAACGACATTAAAAAAGAAAAAAGGTAAAAAGAAAAGAGGTAAAAGTAAATATGAAGTAACTTATCAAATGGGTGGAAGAGGGAGCAAGAAAAAGAGCAACAAGAAAATAAGATGTGGAAATTTGAATAGAAAAAAAAAAGGATATACATTGAAAAGAGCTGAAAGAAAATGTTTAAAAAATAAGGATTGCAATTTCAGTTCGCAGATGGCGATGAAAGGGTACCCAAAACCGTGTAATCCAAAAAAAAAATATTGGAAAAAACAAGGTGTGACTTGGAAAAAACTGGGTGTGCATTAAATATTATTAATATGTTTTTGGAGAATTTCTTGTATGGGGGTTTCGGGTTTCCAAGTTTCCCATTTATTCTTAATGTTATTTAAACTAACACATAAAGCACATTTGCATTCGCTTAATTTAAAAGATTCTTCAATATCTTCTTCAAAAATTATTTCATTTTTTTCTTCGCCTGTTTCTTCCTCTTTTTCTTCGCCAGTTTCTTCCTCCTCGCTATCGGATGAATCATCGTATAATTCTTTAACAATTTTTTCTATATTTTCAATTAAATTTTGTCTATTATAAAATAGAAATACTTCTAACATAAAACAACGTTTAATATCTTCTTTTGTAATCATTTTACGACCCGAATGTTTAGTATAATATCCAGCCGTTTTTAAAGCATTTTCTGTAAAATGAACAATTGTACCAATCACATTTTTTTCCATATCGTCTTGTTCTTGATTAGCTTGTACAGAGTTAAACCCTGATTTCATAAACGAAAAATCACTTTTATCCATTATTTAAATTTATATAATTATATAATTTTAAATAAAAATAATCAATTTTAAATATCAAATTTATATAAATGTTATTTAAAATATTTAAAATATTTATGTATTTGTTAATATTTTTGTTAATAATATTGTTAATATTCTTGTCAATTACTATTTTTAATGGGGGATTGTTAAATAATTCAATAAATATTTTAATATAATATTTTAATATAATATATATGCATTGGGTATTATCTGCCTTCATAGCATCATTTATAATAGCAACATCGTATTTAATAAGAAAAAAAATATTACAAAAACATTCAATATTTAATTTAATGTTTTATATATATATTGGTTTAATAATATCAGCAACGGTATGTGCCATTTTAATAAAATATAAAGAAGGAATTAAATATTTTGATAATCAAACAAAAGTATTAGCATTAGCTGCTGGAGCAATGATACCATTCGCCATATATTCTTTAACAAATTCTTTAAAAAATGTAAAAAATCCAGCATATACAAGTATTGTTTTCGCTGTATTTCAAACTATAATACTCTTTTTATTATCAATATATATACTAAAATCATCATATAATAAATTTACATTGATTGGTACTTTTATTGCTTTGGTTGGTGTGGCTATAATTGTTTTAAATCAATAAAATATATTTTATAAGTATATATGTGGGAATTATATGGAATTGCTTCTGGGTCAATATTTACATTTTCAATATTAGCAAGAAAATATTTATTTCTAAAAAAATATAGTACAAAAGATATTTTATTTTTTTACTTTCTTGGAACATTGATAGCGAGTTGCATTATGTTGACTGTGTTGTGCCCGACTAAAAATAAAATAATGAAATTTGATAAAAAATTTATTTTGATAGCATTTTTTTCAGGATTTATTGTAACATTTGGTGCATTTTTTAAAACAAATGCATATCGTTTGGTAAATAATGTAACATATGTTGAAACATTTACAGTTGTCTATAAAACAATACTGTTATTACTCTTTTCATTTTTATTGTTTCATATAACTTGTAATAAAATGACAATCATAGGTATACTATTTTCGTTGATTGGTGTGTATTTAATTTTACGATATCAATAAAATTATAATTTTGAAGGGAAATGTTTTATTCTAATATAATAATTTCCTTCCAAATCGGGAATGACAGTAATTTCATTTTGTTCTATTTTATTAAAAAGCTCAATAACATTTTTTAATAAATCTTTCTTTGCAGATGTTAACATACTTTTGTAAGTAATCCAAGAAGCAGCACTATCGGTTGGTTTTTTAATATTGTGGAATTTATACCAATTTATAATAAGTTTTTCCAATTCTTTAAAGTATAAAGGCATCCTTGTAAAAGTTTATTGATTTTTTTTTAAATTAGATTTATATATTTTCTAAGAAAATTAAAATTGATATTTAAAAAATATATAAATATAAAATTATTGAACATAGTTATATAATTTATAAAATGAATGGTGAGGCAAAAACGTATGTGAAACTTTTTGATTTCAAAATATACAACGATAATCCATTTACAGAAGAATCTGATTCAGAAGATGAAAAAAAATATAAAGAAAAAAAGGATGACAAGGAAACAATCATACAAATGTTTGGTATGAATGAAACGGGTGAAACATATTCGTTGTATGTTACAGATTTCCAACCATTCTTTTACGTGAAAGTTCCTGATAATTGGGATAAAAATAATTTACATAAATTTATTACTCAAATTAAAAAAGAAAAAAATAAAAATAAGAAATTAATCATTGGTAAATATTATCAAGATTCAATAGTTAAAGGGAAATTAATAAATAAGAAAACATTATACGGGTTTGATAATAATAAAAATTATCAATTTATACAACTAGTCTTTAAGAATACAACAGTATTTAATAAAGTAAAAAGTTTGTGGTATACTGAAGATAAGGATTTTAGGAAACGAAAATTGAAATGCGGTGGATGGCACGGAACCGAATTATATGAAGCAAAATTACCACCATTGTTGCGTTATTTCCACATTCAAAATATTTCACCTTCTGGGTGGATATCATTTAAAGAGGCGGATATCATTGACAACGAAGGTGATGTGAACACTTGTTGCGATTATGAATATTGGTTGGATTATAAAGATATACAACCAGAAAGAGAAAAAGAAGACGCAATCCCTTTAAAGATATGTAGTTTTGATATTGAGGCTTCATCAAGTCACGGAGATTTTCCTCTAGCAAAGAAAACCTATTTGAAATTGTGTCGTGAAATAGTGAATTATTGGAATAAGAATGAAATAAAAACCATTGGTAAAGAAGAGAAGGAACAATTGTTCAAAGAATTGGTATATACTGCTTTTGGATATTCCGATAAAGAAGATATTAGTGAAATATTCCTTAAAAAAAAAAGCAGTAAAGAGAAAATTTCAAAATTTATTATAACTATTTTAAAGGATAATATAAAAAAATTCAAACAATGGGCTAAAAAAGAAACATATTCTCAAAATAACTTCAATGATAAAGGTATTAAAGGAAAAAAAATAATATTTAAAAATAAAGATTTGAATAATAAAAATATTATTGCTTTATTGGATAGTAATGAAGATGTATTATTCAAAGGAGAAATATTGAATAGAATTTTTACGGGTTTTTATAATTATTCAAAAATAACTTTATTTGATAATGAAGATAAAAGTGAAAAGCCAGGAATTATTGCAAATATTGATAATATGGTATTAGATTTAGATGATGATGATGTGTATAAGTACGGTGAAAATAAAGGAGAAAAAAAATATACTTTTATAGAATCAAATTTAAAATATAATTCTTCCAATATTAAACCAAATATATGCCTTCCGTATGTGGAAGGAGATAAAGTAACGTTTATTGGATCCACTTTTATGAGAATGGGTGAGAAAGAACAATATAAAAATAACATGATAGTATTAAATTCGTGTAGTGATTGTCCAGAAGTACCTCATTGTGAGATAGAAACATATGAAACAGAAAAAGAAGTTCTGTTGGCGTGGACCGAAATGATACAACGTGAAGATCCGGACGTAATTATTGGATATAATATTTTTGGTTTTGATTATAAGTTTATGATAGAAAGATCAGAAGAATTGAGTTGTAAAGATGATTTTCTGAAATTATCGCGAAATTTAAATGAAGATTCGCGGGTTATACATTCAAGTATTAAAATTGCTAGTGGAACACACGATTTGCAATATATTGAAATGACAGGACGATTGCAATTAGATTTATATAATTATTTTAGACGCGAAGTGAACCTTCCATCATATAAATTAGATTATGTTGCGTCACATTTCATAGGTGATATGATAAGCAATATAGAATATAAAGAAGAGGAGAAAAAGACGGAAATACATAGTAAAAATTTGGTAGGATTAAAAGATGGTCATTATATTTGTTTTGAAATTTTGGGTCATTCCAATGATATGTATCGCAACGGTAAAAAATTCATCGTGGAAGGGTTGGATACGACAGAGGGTTTATTTAAAATTTCAGTAAATATATCAGAATTAAAAGGAAAGAAGTTTCGTTGGTGTATGGCAAAAGATGATGTAACGCCGCAAGATATTTTCCGTTTAACGAATGAAGGACCCGACGAAAGAGCAATTATTGCAAAATATTGTTTTCAGGATTGTAACCTAGTTCATAATTTAATGGTTAAAAATGATATTTTAACAGGAATGTCTGAGATTGCAAATATTTGTTATGTACCGATTAACTTTATTATTATGCGGGGTCAAGGTATTAAGCTTCTTAGTTTTATTGCAAAAAAATGTTCGGAAAAAAATACATTGATGCCTGTTCTAGATGTTGATAAGGGTGATTCAAGTTATGAAGGCGCGATTTGTTTAAAACCACATTGTGGATTATACATTGACAACCCCGTAGCAGTTGTTGATTATGCATCACTGTATCCAAGTTCAATGATTAGTGAAAATATTTCACACGATAGTAAGGTATGGACGAAAGAATATAATTTGGATGGTAACATTGTTATAGATATTTCTGGTAATCCAAAAATATATGGAAAACAAGATAGAAATGGTAATTTTATATATGATAATTTACCGGATTATGAATATGTGGATATTACATATGATAGATATATATGGCGTAGAAAGGGTGCTGGAAAAGCACAAGAAAAAGTAAAAGTGGGGACAAAGACGTGTAGATTTGCGCAATTTCCAAACAATAAAAAAGCTATTATGCCGTCAGTATTACAAGAATTGTTGGCTGGGAGAAAAGCTACCAGAAAATTTATTAAATATAAAACAGTAACAACATCATCGGGAGAAACATTCAGCGGTTTATTAAAAAAAAAAGATACAAAATATATCGTAACAGGTGAAAAAGAAACAATGGTATTTCAACAGTCGGATGTGATAAAAGTGGAAGATACATATGATGATTTTATGAAGAATGTATTTGATAAGCGTCAACAAGGTTTAAAAGTAACGGCGAATTCGCTTTATGGTCAATGTGGTGCAAAAACGAGTAGTTTCTATGAGATGGATATTGCTGCGTCAACAACGGCTACGGGTAGAAAGTTGTTGATATATGGAAAAAAAATCATTGAAGGAATTTATGGAAATAAAATTTGTGATACAAAATATGGAAAAATTCGCTGTAAATCAAAAGTTGTTTATGGAGACAGTGTTACTGGAGATACACCTCTTTTATTAAAAGATAATAATGGAAATATAGTATTCAAACAAATAGATAATTTAAATAATTTAAATTGGGAATCTTATGAGGGATTTAAAATAAATGAAACAAATAGAACAGAAAAACAACAAAAAAAAGTTAATTATAAAATTTATACATCGGGTGGTTGGAGTAATATTGTTAGAGTTATTAGACATAAAACAATAAAAAAAATATATAGAATAACAACTCATACCGGAATGGTTGACGTAACTGAAGACCATAGTTTGTTAGATGAAAGTTTAAATAAAGTTAAACCAAAAGATGTTAAAATAGGGATGAAATTATGTCATAATTATCCAACTTTTGAAAAAAAATCTTTAAAATTATCTGATATTATGAGTTATATTGAAAATATTGGCAACAAAACAATATTGGAAAAAAAAGCATTTATATTTGGATTCTTTTATGGTGATGGGTCTTGTGGAAAATATGATTGTCCATCTGGTAAAAAATATTCGTGGGCTCTTAATAATAAAAATATAGAAAATTGTCTAATTTTACAATCATTATGTGAAGAAATATTTGAATGTAATTTTAAAATAAATGATACTATTAAAAGTAGTGGTGTATACAAAGTTGTCCCCAATTGTGGAAATATAAAAAAATTTGTTGATATTTTTAGAAATAAATTTTATAATAAAGATAAATATAAAATAATACCAGATAGATATTTAAATTGTGATTACGAAGAAAAACTTGCATATTTTTCAGGATATTATTGGGCAGATGGATCAAAATGTCATAATGAAAATACAAAATGTATAAGAATGGATAATAAGGGAAAAATTGGTTCAGCAATGTTATATTATTTTACACAATCATTGGGATTTAATGTGTCTTTAAATACTAGAAAGGATAAGAAAGACATTATTAGATTGACGGCGACGGTAAATAAACAAAGAAAACATCCGAATATTATTAAAAAAATAGACGTATTGGGTGTGTCAACTGGGTTTGTTTATGATATTGAAACAGACGTTGGTAATTTCAATACTGGATTCCCCCTTATAGTGAAGAATACGGATTCTTGTTTTATGACCTTTAACCCTCACAAATTGGATGGGACAAAAATAGTGGGAAAGGAGGCGTTGGATATAACAATAGAATTGGCGATAGAATGCGGCGAATTGGCGAGTAAATTCTTAAAACCGCCGCACGATTTGGAGTATGAAAAAACATTTGATCCATTCTTGCTATTGTCAAAAAAGAGATATGTTGGTATGTTGTATGAAACGGATATTAATAAATGTAAAAGAAAGTCAATGGGAATTGTATTGAAAAGGAGGGATAATGCACCAGTTGTGAAAGATATTTATGGTGGAATTATAGATATTATAATGAAAGAACAAAATATTGAAAAATCTGTTTTATTTACAAAGCAATTTCTTCAAGATATTATTGATGAAAAAATAGGATTGGATAAATTAATTATTACCAAATCATTGCGTGGGTTTTATAAAAATCCGGAAAGCATCGCGCACAAAGTGTTGGCGGATAGGATTGGTAAACGCGATCCGGGTAATAAACCATCAAATGGTAGTAGGATACCTTATATATTTATACAAACTGATCGTAAGGTAAAATTACAGGGAGATAGAATTGAAAACCCCGATTATATAAAAAAACATAAGTTGAAGCCTGATTATAAAATTTACATAACAAATCAGATTATGAAACCGGTGACGCAAATTTATGCTTTGGTATTGGAAGAATTAAAAATATTTAAGAAGCGGAGAAAGCCTTTTGAAAGAAAGGTGCGATCATTGCAGAGAAAATGGAAAGATGATGAGAAAAAATGCGATGAATATATTATGAAAGAGCGAAATAAACACGTGAAGGAATTAATATTTGATGATGTTTTGCGAATATATGGTAATAAAAGAAATGGTCAACCAACCATCCAGAGTATGTTTGCATTTTAAATATATTTTCAAATTAATTTAAATATATTTTTTTTTTAATAAATATAATGACTGAAAAAGTAGCAATCGGAATTGATTTGGGAACAACGTATTCTTGCGTCGGAGTTTGGAAAAATAATAATGTTGAAATTATTGCAAATGACCAGGGCAATAGAACAACGCCATCTTATGTTGGATTTACAGATTCTGAAAGATTAATTGGTAATGCCGCAAAAAATCAAGTATCCATGAATACTGATAATACGGTATTTGATGCAAAGAGATTAATTGGGCGAAGATTCTCAGATCCACAAATTCAAAAAGATATGGAACATTGGCCTTTTAGGGTTAAGGCAGATGAAAATGATAAACCTATTATCACAGTTGAGTATAAAGGAGAAGACAAAGATATGAAACCCGAAGAAGTATCTGCGATGATTTTAACAAAGATGAAACAAGTTGCTGAAAATTTCTTGGGAAAAACTGTTGATTCTGCGGTAATTACAGTTCCCGCGTATTTCAATGATGCACAGAGACAAGCAACAAAAGACGCTGGTACGATTGCAGGGTTAAATGTATTGCGAATTATCAACGAACCGACCGCCGCCGCAATTGCGTATGGTTTGGATGCAAATGCGAAGGAAGAACAAACTGTACTTATTTTTGATTTGGGAGGCGGAACATTTGATGTTTCATTGTTAACGATTGATGATGGTATTTTTGAAGTAATGGCCACAGCTGGAAATACTCATTTGGGTGGTGAGGATTTTGACAACAGAATGGTTGAATATTTCGTTGAAGAGATAAAGAAAAAACAAAGAATAGACATTAAAGAAAATAAAAGAGCAATGCGTAAATTGAGGACAGCTTGCGAAAGAGCAAAGCGAACATTATCCACTGGAACACAAGCATTCATAGAAATAGACGGGTTGGCAGAGGGGCAAGATTTTAGTTCAACGCTTACCAGAGCTAGGTTTAATGATATTAATATGGATTATTTTAGAAAATGCATTGAACCAGTTGAAAAAGTATTGAAAGATGCAAAGGTAAGTAAAAATGCCGTTGATAAAATTGTATTGGTTGGTGGTTCAACTAGAATCCCAAAAATTCAAGAAATGTTATCTGAATATTTTAATAATAAAGAATTATGTAAAGATATTAATCCTGATGAGGCGATTGCTTATGGTGCAACGGTTCAAGCTGCAATTTTATCGGGTATTAAATCATCTAAGATTGATGAACTTTTATTATTGGATGTGGCTCCATTGTCATTGGGTATTGAGACTGCTGGTGGTGTAATGACAAATTTAATTACTAGAAATACGACGGTTCCTACAAAGAAAAGTCAAACATTTTCAACATATGCGGATAATCAACCAGGCGTTTTGATTCAAGTTTTTGAGGGGGAAAGAAAATTTACAAAAGATAATAATTCATTGGGTAAATTTCAATTGGATGGGATACCACCTATGCCGAGGGGGTCTCCACAGATTGAGGTAACTTATGATATTGATGCGAATGGTATTTTAACTGTTTCTGCTGTTGAAAAAAGTACGGGTAAAGAACAAAAAATTACAATTAAAAACGACAAGGGACGATTAAGTAAGGAAGAAGTTGAAAGGATGGTCCAAGAGGCTGAAAAATTTAAAGAGGAGGATGAAAGAAATGCCGCTAAAATTGAAGCTAAAAGTAAATTAGAAAATTACTGTTATTCGTTAAAAAATTCAGTAAATGATGAAAAGTTAAAAGATAAGATTTCATCGGAAGATAAGGAAACAATAACACATAATGTTGATGAAACAATAAAATGGTTAGATGATAATCAAACAAACGACGTTGATGATTACGATTCAAAGCAAAAAGAATTAGAAGGTATTTGTTCGCCGATTATGATGAAAGTTTATCAACAAGCGGCACCACAAGGTGGAATGCCGGGAGGAATGCCAGGTGGAATGCCGGGAGGAATGCCGGGAGGAATGCCGGGAATGTCACCAGAAATGATGCAAGAGATGATGTCAAAAATGTCGTCAGAAACTTCACCATCTGCACCTCCGGTTCAGGAAACAGCAAATAATATTGAAATTGAAGAAGTGGATTAAAATAATTTATTTTTTTGAATAATATCTTTTAATTTTAAAAAATATTTTTCATCAACTTTTAATGTATCGGATGATTTTGGATGAGACATATTTGGACAAACAAAATAATATAAATGATCGCCAATAGATGGCCAATTATCTAAATATCCGAATTTATTAATTTCGCCTTCCAATTGTAAACAATGTTCCTTTTTTAATTCTATAATTTCGTTACCATTTGTTATTTTCAAAGACATTTTATAATTTAAATAAAATTATTTATTTAAATTATTATTTAATCAACATCATCTCCATCATCTTCATCATCTGCTTTTTCTTCTGCTTTTTCTTCTGCTTTTTCTTCTGCTTTTTCTTCTTGTGTAAATCGTCTTGTATTAAAATTTTGATCAGTGGTTGGTAAATTAAATGAAAATTCGGTTGTAAAAAAATCAGTAATATTTGAGGTGTTATTTAAATTATTAGAAACGGCACCAAATAAACTGTTGGCAACTTGTTCAGATAAATCCATAAAATTCTGACTATTATCCATAATAGTATTTGTTATATTTTGTTCAATATCACTGACTAACGACTCTATTCCATCTGAACCATTGATGAATGTTGAAACAATTGGGTCTCTCCAGGTTACTGGGTTTCTTTCTTGTAAATTATTTGATAAATCGGTATTTGGTGTTGCCCCTGATAAAGGTCTTGTTGGTCTAGGTGCTCCAGCCACGGGTGTTGCTGGTCTAGGTGGTGGTCTAGGTTGTGCTATAAGTGATGTTCTAGGTTGTGTTATGGGTGATGTTCTAGGTTGTGTTATGGGTGATGTTCTAGGTTGTGTTATGGGTGATGTTCTAGTCGTTGCTGCTAAATTATAACGACAAATGGGACACCTTGTATCTCTTTCAAACCATCTCAGTAAAGAGTCGCGATTAAATAAATGACCACAATGATAAATTCTAGAAACAATTTCGTTATCATTAAATTGTCGTTGGGTTATAGCGCATCTTGATGTTATTGGTAAATCCATAAGTGTTCTAATATTTATCCAAGTATCATATGTCGTTTCTCTGATAAAATCAGTGGTGGATAATGGATTGTTTGGGTATCTATCATATAATGAATTATTTATTACATCTTGTGTTGGTGAAAATGAAAAACTAATTGGAAAGCTTGTAGTTGTATTTCTCCTAGGTGGAGTAAAATTTGAATTTATTCTATTTTGTCGTCTTCTTCTTACATTTTCTAAATTATGTGTTTGATCTCCAAAATTATATGAAGGTCTTGTTCTGGATTGGGTATTACGAGGTCTTCGGAAAATCGGTGGCGGCGGAGACGGTGGAGGCGGTGGAGGCGGTGGTGGTGGAAATGCTATAAAAGGTCTATACCAAGAATCGGAAATATTTTGTCGGGTTGTATTCATAGATATCCTATTTCTATCATTGTTTCTCTCATTTGTTGATTCTCGCAAAAGTAGAGTATTAAAATTAGTATGCATTTGCAAATTATTGTTATAGGTAATTATATAAAGATTATTTAAATTTAATAATTGTTCGCGACATAATTGATAATAATTACCATTACTCATTTATAATAAATTTTAATTACTTAATTTTAAGTTACTGTTTTATAAAATATTTAAAAATTATTTAAATATATAAAGATAATATTTTGTATTATGTTAGCAATGTCAAAAGAAAATAAATTTGATAAATATAAAAACAATGGATTAACAGGTTTGGCTAATCTTGGAAATACTTGTTTTATTAATTCAACAATTCAATGTCTATCACATATCTATGAATTAAATCTATTTTTAGATAGTGAAACTTATAAAAAACGTATCAACAAAGTACCTGAAAGTTTATTATTAATAGAATGGGATAAACTGCGGAATTTAATGTGGAGTGAAAATTGTATTATAAAACCAGCGGGATTTATAACTGCTATTCACAAAGTCGCGCATTTAAAAGATAAGGATATATTCACTGGATATGCACAAAATGACTTAACTGAATTTATGAATTTTTTATTTACATCATTTCATGAAGCTATAAAAAGAGAAGTTGATATGAATATTAAAGGCAATGTTAAAAATAAAACAGATAAATTAGCAAAAGTGTGCTATGATATGATGAAAAATATGTATAAGAATGAATATTCTGAATTTTTAAAAATGTTTTATGGTATTTGTGTTTCGGAAATAACATCTTTAGACAGTAATTATGAAAATATTGTACCAGAACCATTTTTTAATATTGATATACCAATTGACAAACACGATACATTAATTGAATGTTTAGAACAATATACGGAAAAGGAAATATTGGATAACGATAATAAAATTTTAAATGATGAAACCGGTAAAAAGGAAAAAGCTAGTAAAAGAATTATGTTTTGGAATTTACCAGATATATTAATTATATCTTTAAAAAGATTTTCAAATAATAATAAAAAAAATGATAAAAAAATAGAGTTTCCGTTAAAAAATTTAGATATGTCAAAATATATTTTAGGTTATGATAAAAATAGTTATAAATATGATTTATTTGGGATTTGCAATCACTATGGTGGCGTTAATGGTGGTCATTATACGGCCTTTGTTAAAAATGCAAATGAATCCTGGTATAACTTTAATGATACAAATGTTTCTAAGATAAAAATTGATGATTTACAGGGCAATGGTGCATATTGTTTTTTTTATAGGAAAGTATGAATAATAAATTTATATATATTTATTATATATATATATATGAATTTAGATGTTTCAACCGATTCGGGTATGTCATTTGTATATGATAAAATAAATGATAAAATGGCACAAGAAGGGAAAAATCCATTAGTATTAGCAGTTTTAATGTCAATTGTAATTTTATATGTATTATTATTTAATGTAATGGGTAAAACAACTGTAAACACGCCATCACAACAATCTAGTAATAAATTTATTGGATTATTTGCTTGGGGTTTATTTTTACTATTAATATCTATAAATGGTCTTCAATATTTTTTTGAAATAAATATCCAAACCGTTGTTAAAAACTTATTTGATAAAAACCCACAAATAGGAATTAACATTAAACCAAAAAAAGGTTTTGAAGATACACAATCAAAACACGAAGTATTCCATATAGGGGATAATGTTTATACATACGACGAGGCAAAAATATTATGCAATGCGTACGATGGAGAATTAGCAAGTTACGAACAAATAGAAAAGTCTTATAACGATGGTGCCGAATGGTGCAGTTATGGGTGGTCAAAAGATCAAATGGCATTGTACCCAACGCAAAAATCAACTTATAATAAATTAAAAGGTGTGTCTGGGTCAGAAAATAGTTGCGGTAGACCTGGTATTAACGGTGGTTATATAAAGAATAAATATTCAAGATTTGGTGCCAATTGTTATGCACCAAAAGATAAACCAACTAATATTGAGAAGAAAGTTATGAACTCTCAATCAATTATCCCAACACAACCCGTAACAGAAGATCAAAAGAAAATTAATTTCTATAAGAAAAACATTCATAGAATTGTTAAAAAACCATTTAATTCTGATAAATGGAGTTCGTTTTAATTTTTAAAATTATAAATAAAAATTAAAATAGAAATATTTTTTTCGTTTTTTTTCGTTTTCTACCTATTTTATGTTTGCGAGTTTGTTTTAAATAAGTTTTTGATTTTAAATCTATTAATTTATCAAATAATGAATCAGATATTACTTCGTTGCTTTCTTTAGTTATTTTTTTGCCACCTGATTGATTATTGGTACCCGATAAAATTGCACCCGATAAAATTGAACCCGATTGATTATTGATAGTTTTTTTTAAAAAAGAATTCTCGTGATTTAATAGCATTAAGGGTAAGGGAATGTTTAAGTTTTTTCTAAAGCCTCCTTTTTTTACATTTTCAGAATAATAATGATTTGCAATAATATTATTTAAATTCATCCCAATGCTTAAAACTTCATTGTTTTTAACATGACAACAAAAATTTTGACAATTCATATAAATATTACTGCTATTCTTATTTTAAACATTTATTTTTTTAAAATATTAATAAAGAAATCTGGATCACTTTCAATCATCCCTAAATCATATTTTTTTTCAACGTTATCATAAATGATTTTAAATAATCTTTCCCAATTCACATTATTTTCATCATTTTTAAAAATACCTCCTCCTAAATATAAATTAATATATTTTTGTTTTATATTTTCAATTTCATCTCTACAATCAGTGATAAAATTTAATTCAAACGCATTTTCCAAAATATCACAAATATCATCATTTTTTAACATTTCATCTAAATCATATTTTTTATCGTCGTCATTACTGTCATCACTATAATAATCCATTAGTTGGAGTCGTTATAAATATATGTTGCCAATTCATTTTTAAATTGTTTTTCATTTTGAATTTTATAACCATAGATTTTTAAAATAGATTTTATTTCCCCCAACATTTCATAAACGACATCTTTATTCGCAGTATTGGGTTCTATATTTTTATCAAGCCAATCATTAAAATTATTCTTTTTTTTATTTTCAATTATTTTTTTTATAAAAGACATTATTACATTCAATTATGAAATTATTTTTAATATTGTTTAATTGTATTTTCGTTTAATTTCATAATTTGTCTTAATTTCTCTGTTACATTTAATGTATTTAATTATTTTTTTTACCTGTTCTTCATTTGAAATACATTCGTTTAAGCAAATTTCTAAAAATTTAAAAGTTAATGGAGATGAATGATTTGTTTGTTGAAATTTTAAAGTACCGTCGGAAATTTCAATTATACTGTCATCTAAATTATGCTGGTGTACATAATTAAAAATTTCATTTGTAAGATTATTTCTATCTTCCCTTAAATTTTTATTTTCTTTTTTTAAGATATTTAAATTATCATCACACCTCACCCACTCTTTAATTTTTGTTTGTAAAAAATCACTCATTTTAAATATATATAATATATTTAGATATATTTAAACTTTTTTAATAATCTATTAACGACGTTTTCTACGTTTAGTTCCTTTTCTACGCCCTTTTCTGCGCCCTTTTCTGCGCCCTTTTCTGCGCTTAGTTCCTTTCCTGCGTTTAACACCGATTGAGCGATCTCTATCAAGTTTGGCATTATTCATATTTTTAAATATAGGAATCATAAATGTTTTATTACCAAATGTTTTCTTTTTTAATTTAACATTGCCACCTAAAAATAAGATTGGAACAATTGCTTCTTTTAATATAGCGCCAAATCCGCTTCCACCACTCTGCCTGCTTCTGCTTCTGCTGCTTCTGTTGCTTCTGCTGTTGTTGCTTCTGCTGTTGTTGCTTCTGCTGTTGTTGCTTCTGCTGCTTCTGCTGTTGTTGCTTCTGCTGTTGTTGCTTCTGCTGCTTCTGCTGTTGTTGCCTCTTCTTTTTCTACTTCTATTAACCATTTTATATATATTATAAATATTAAATTAATTATATTTTTTATTTTTAATCAAATTTAATATTAATTTGCTACGCACCAAAATCAAAAAAATTCCTAAAATTAAAAGAAAACTGATGATAACAAAAATCATAGATAAATAAATATAAGGATATATTTCTTTTAAAACCGTATCAATCACAGGTTTCATTAATTCTTTTATTTCCTCTTTGACATCATCTCTTTTTAAAGTTTTTAAACATTCTTCGATTATTTTTGTCTTGAGACTCATTAATATAATATATATCAACGTTTTTAAATAACAATTTAAATGCGTCTTTATTTAAACATATTTTTCTTCATTTTTTTTAATAATGGGAGATATTTATCAATGTAACGATCCAATGGATTATAAAGATATTAGATTAAGTGTTCCCACACCCGTTCAGGGTGGTGGATATTATTCGAAATTAAAATTTAATGATGATTCTATTTATATCCAAACACCTAAAATATCAACAAAAAATGGAATTTCTATTACAGGTAAAAAAATTTATTCCGATTTGTTATTTGAGCGTGACAATTTGGATTTCATTAGTTTTATAAATAATATTGAAGAATATGTTAAAACATTAATATACGGAAAAAGACATATTTGGTTTACCGAGGAACCATCCGAAGATGACATTGAAGATAATTGGATTTCATCGGTAAAAACATATAAAAGCAATAAATTTTTGATAAGAACAAACATTGAGAGAAATTTAAAAAAAATTAATTTACAGTTATGGGATCAAAATGAAGAAGGAATTAGCATTAATGATATTAATAAAGATTCCAATATAATTGCAATTATTGAAATATCTGGATTAAAATTTAGCAGTAGTAGTTTTCATTTAGATATTGTATTAAAACAAATTATGAAATTTGAAAAGGTTGAACTATTTAGCAAATGTTTAATAAAAAGAAATAAAAAAACAAAACATTTAGAAAAAAATGATACAATTGATAAAAATACGGATACAGAAAAAAATAACGACGATGAGGACGATGAAGACGATGATGACGACGAAGACGATGATGACGATGATGACGACGAAGACGATGATGACGATGAAGACGACGAAGACGATGATGACGACGAAGACGACGATGACGATGATGACGATGAAGACGACGAAGACGACGATGACGATGATGACGATGAGGACGATGGTCTAAATATAAAAAATGTAGAAGATGTAAAAAATGTAGAAGATGTAAAAAATGTAGAAGATGTAAAAAATGTAGAAGATGTAAAAAATGTAGAAGATGTAAAAAATGTAGAAGATGTAAAAAATGTAGAAGATGTAGAAGATGTGAAAAATATGGATATTATTGATATTGAAAAGGTTAGTGATAAACCCAAAATTAATGAAATTATAAAAGCTGAAATTATTAATGATATAAAAAAAAACACATCTTTAGAAAAAAAAAATAAAATCAATGAGTTAAATGAGATAACTTTAGAAATTTCGGATAACAAATCTGAAATATTTAAACTAAAAAAACCAAATGATGTTTATATTGAAATTTATAAAAAAACATTAAAAAAGGCCAAAGAAGCAAAAAATGCAGCTATTAAGGCGTATTTGGAAGCAAAGAAAATCAAACAAGATTATATTTTGGATGAATTGGATTCTTCTGATGCTGATGATTTAGAAGAATTTAGCGAATAAATAGATATTATAATGGTTATTTAATTATATTTTTTTTAAAATTATTTTATTAATAGAATTTATAATGAAAAGAAAGATGTCATCTAAAAATTTTTTAAAAAATGTTAAATCACATCAATTACTTATTTTTATGGCTGTTGTTGTTGGTGGGTACTTTTTATACTCATATTCAAAATCTAAGGGTAATTTACTAGATAATTATGAAGGTCAAAATGTCGCAGCTGGCGCAGTTGCAACAAATGAAACCGTAAGACCATCGCCGCCCGATGGTCACGAAAATAACGAGGCTTCTGTAAATGGAGTAAATACAAATATGCACGGGTTACCACCAAGTTGTGTTAAACAAACGGTAAGTGATCCGCGCGAATTATTGCCACGTGATACCAACAGTGAATTCTCAAAATTAAATCCAGCTGGAAGCGGTGATTTACAAAACGTGTCATTGTTGCAAGCCGGTACCTTACAGGGTATTAATACTGTTGGTACTTCCTTAAGAAATTCCAATCTTCAGTTAAGAAGTGAGCCTGCTAATCCAAGAATGGCCGTTGGTCCGTGGAACAATTCAACTATCTCGGGTGATAATGCAAGGAGAGATTTTGAAATTGGGAAATAGATATATTTAAATTATTATAAATAAATTAAATATATATAATTTATAAATGAAAACAAATGTTTTTGGATATTTATTAATAGCATTTGTACTAATGATTTCAATAAAAATGTATAGAGAATCTGATATGTTTCAATTGAAATGTATTATATCAGATATTGATGGTAAACAATATTGCGTTAGGGAAAGGGCCAAACTAGAACTTGCCGCTGATTTGTTGGCCGTAACGACAAATAATATGAGATTATTGGTTGAGGGTGTTAATGAAAAATATCCAGATAGAGATAATGTTAAACGTTTGGTAAAAAATTTTAATCCTAAAAAGGTAAAAGAAATTTTACCAACAAGCAAGTATACAGCATATTCGGAAAATAAAGGAGAAAGTTTAGCATTTTGCACAACAAAAACAAAGGAAGGTGATAGTTTAATAGATCAAAATACATTAACATTTGTAGCTTTACATGAATTGTCTCATATTGCGACAAAATCAATTGGACATACAACCGAATTTTGGGAAAATTTTAAATTTATTTTGGAGAATGCGGTGGAAATTGGAATATATAAACCAGTTGATTATAAAAATAAACCAAAAGGTTATTGTGGAATGAATATTACTGATAATCCATATTATGATTTATAATTTTTAATTAAATTAAATAAAAATTATAATTTAACGGCGGCGCTTGCGTCTGCGTTTAGTTACCGATTTTCTGCGTTTTCTGCGTTTAGTTACCGATTTTCTGCGTTTTCTTGATGATTTTCTGCGTTTGCTTGATGATTTTCTGCGTTTGCTTGATGATTTTCTGCGTCTGCGACGTCTTCCACCGGTTATTCCTGTGACACTTTTCACTAAATCTTGAAGTCCTGACATTATATAATATATATGTAGAAAAAAATTTCCTAAAGTAATTAATTAAACGCATTGTTTATAAATTTTATAATTGTAATTAAAATCGTTGTGCATAATTACACTTCTATTTTCTATAATTTTGAAGTTATTGGGTATTTTTGGGAATTGTGTA